TGCCGGTCCTCAAGCAACTGAACAAGCTGGAGCGCAGCCAGGATGCCCTGGTTGACATCATGCTCAACCCTCGGGTTCTTGTGCCGACCAATCTCGTGGGCAAGGTAGACTTCCGGCCCGGTGGTCGCACCGTTATGCCAGAGGGTGAGCAGCAACCCAAGGAGTGGCTGACGCAGGCCCGTGGAGACTACGGTGCAGAGCGTGCCGAGGAGAAGAGGAAGCAGGTCCGCAAGGCATTCATGGTCGATCTGTTCGAGATGTTCGCTGCCCTCGATCAGTCCAACATGACCGCAACCGAGGTCCAGGCAAGGCTTGGTGAGAAACTGGACCGTGCCTCGCCAACCTTCGACCTGTTCTCTGGCGAGATCCTCGCGCCCCTCGGTGCCTGGATGTTCCGCGTTCTCTTTGAGGCTGGGAAGTTCCCTGCTGAAGTCCCGGCTGCGTTGAAGCGTCAGGGTGCTGATGGTGAGTTCCTGGCTATGCCCAACGTCACCTTCTCCAACCGGATGGCACTGGCGATCCAGGCGACCCAGGACCATGCAGCCCTGCAATCCCTCGGTGCCGTGATGCCGTTGGCACAGGCTGACCCAGAGGTTCTCGACCGGTTCGACATCCCACAAATTGCGGTAGACTACTTCAAGGGATCGGGTGCCAAGTTCGACCGGGTCCGCTCCAAGGCTGACGTGCAACGAATCAAGACCCAGAGGGCAATGACCCGGGCTGCCATGCTGCAAGCCCAGGCTGACCAAGGACAACCACCTGCATGACATCGACACCGAAAGAGATGGCAGAGGAAGAGCGTCTAGCCCTGGCGAGGACGCTGTCCGCATTCCGTGGTTCCCGGCACTACAAGGGCGTCATTGAGTTCCTTGAGGGTGAGGCATGCTCCTCACAGGGCCCGTTCGATGCAGCCAAGTTTGATCCCTACCGTGCAGCCTACATCGAAGGCATGCAGGCACTCGTGAAAATCCTGAAGATCGAGTCCGAAACCGCAAGAATTTATGTCTGATCCAACCAACACACCACCAGTAGTTCCGCCGGTCGCAGCACCGCCGGTCGTCACCCCTCCCGTTGCCACCAACACCATCCCCGATGGACCGTTCACCGGTTATGTCGGAGCAGATGGCAAGTTCAAGGAGAACTGGGCAGATTCCCTGCCCGATGCCCTCAAGCCTACCTCTGCGACCATCGCGAAGTATGGCACCCTCGGTGACGTGTTCACTGAGTTGCACCGGGTCAAGTCCCTTGGCGACTCCGGTGTCAAGATCCACGCCGACTGGACCCAGGCTGCCCCGGAAGAACTCGCATCCTACCGGGCTGCCATCGGCGCACCGGCAGAGGCTGCGGGCTACGGTCTCAACACCACCCCGGAAGGGTTCACGGGTGAATGGGACGCAGAGTTCGGTCAGGCTGTCGCGGACGTGATGCTCAAGCACAACGTCCCCGGTGCAATGGCAGGGCAGTTGATCGCCTTGGAGGCTGCTCGTGCCGCCAAGGCAGAGGCTGCGGCTGACACTGCCCACAAGGCGCACACTGATGCCCAGGTCGCCATCCTAACGAAGGAGTGGGGCAAGGACACCCCGACATTTGTGGCTCAGGCAGCGGCAGTCGCTGCCAAGTTCAACGTGGACCTCGACGCCCACAACGATGCCGGACTGATCAAGCTGTTCCAGAAGCTCCACGAGTGGACTACCGCAGACCCTAAGATGCGGACGGCGATCGGTATGCCTGCCGAGGCATTGGCAATCATGGCAGAGAACCCTCGGGCGCATGGGCTGGACATCATCCGCAACCCGGCAAACCCGATGCACGCCCGCTACCACGCTAACGATCCGGCTGCGATCAAGATGGTCGATGACCTGTTTGCCAAGGCGCACCAACAATAATTCGAGAATATCCTTGCATCGCCAGAACGGTGATTAAGACATCCAGCTACTCTAGTAGAACCAACAACTTGAAAACCAGCAACTAAGATCATGGGCAATATCGCAACCACTGTCCAACAACACGGACCCCACACCATCAAGACCGGCACCTATGCTGCATCCTTCGTATTGGATGGAGCGTTGATTCCAGTCATCGCCGATGTCCGTATTGCCCTGACCGGCAACGTCGAACTCGAACCACCCACCAATCCCAAGCCGGGACAACGTGTTCGCTACTTCCTCACGGCAGATGCGAGTGCCCGCACCCTGACTCTGGATGCCGCCATCCTGTCGCCTGCCTTGCTCAACGTCGCTGCCGCCGGTGCCGGTGTCATCGCCGCCACCAAGACTCGCATCATCGACCTTGCCTACAACGGCACTGCATGGGTCGCCGTCAACGAAGTCCAGGCTGCCTAAGCCAACCGATCACTCTTAAAACCTGAAACACAAACTAACGCAATAACATGGGCCAAGCTGTTACCAACCTACCGAACCACTTCATTGACCTGTTCAATGAGAACTGGGGAATGCAAGCACAGCAGATGCTGTCTCGCATGAAAGCATTCGTCACCCTTGAGACCTCTCTCAATGGTGCCCGCAAGCGATTCGACGACTTCGATGCCGACAACGCAGCCGAAGAAGTTACCGTCCGTGCCGGGACCACTGTCCGCAGTGACCTGAGTTCGGCTCATCGCTGGATCACTGCCAAGCCTTACGCATCCACCAAGGTGATCGATGAGTGGGACGACGTCCAACTCGCTGCTCTTGGTCGCCCTGACAGCCAGATCCTCGCGTTGATCCAAGCCAACATGGAACGTCTCGTGGACTTGCGGATCTTCGCTGCCCTTGAAGGCACTGCCATCACTGGAGAAGACGGCACTGGGTCCATTGCCTTCACTGCCGGTCAGACCGTCGCTCGCGACTACGTCCGCACCGGCAGCCCTGCCAACTCGGGCTTGACGCTCGACAAGTTGCGCCGGGTCAAGTCCCTCTTCGGGATCAACGAGGTCGTGGGTTCTGGGATCGCCCAGAACCGTGACACCAAGATCATCATGGCCGTCAGCCAGACCGATCTGGACAGCATGCTCGACGAGGTCAAGGTGACCAGTGCCGATTACAACAACATGCAGCCTCTCGTGACTGGGCAGGTTGATGAGTTCCTCGGCATCAAGTTCATCCGCTCCGAGCAGCTTACCACTGCCGCCGGTGTCCGCAACCTCCTCGCCTGGGTGCCGTCCGGCGTCCACTTCTTCTTCGGCGACCAACGGACTCACATCGATCCCCTGCCCGAGAACTCCCACGCCCGTCAGGTGCGTGCCGTCGCTCGGATGGGTGGTGTGCGTCGTTACGACAAGAAGGTCGTCAAGATCCTCGTCAACGAGTAACCCCTTTCTTGTGGATGTGTCAGTGGGGGTAGGTGTTGGGAGACGCCTACCCCCTTTTCTTTAACTCGCGCCACCTAACGTCATGACCAAGACCGCAATCTGCAACCTCGCCCTGTCCAAGCTCGGGGCAACCCCTATCGTCAGCACCGGCGAGAACACCGTCAACGCTGAGCATCTGCGGACGCACTACGATGCCGTCCTGGCAGAGATCCTCCGCAAGGCCCCTTGGTCCTTCGCTATCCTGCGGGCTGTCGTCCCTGCCCTCACCGCTCCAGCCTGGGGTTGGTCGAAAGCATACCAGATCCCTGCCGGGTGCATCCACATCCTTGAGGTCAACAGCTACAGCACCGAGGACTCGGTCGATCCACCGTTCGAGATCGAGGGTGGCATGATCCTATGCGATGCCGACTCCTGCAAGGTGCGCTACGTCAGCCTCCAAGAAGACCCTGCCACCTACCCGGGAGACTTCACCGAGACCTTCGCCACCCTGTTGGCTGCCAGGATCTGCCCAGGCATCACCGGGGACGTCGGCAAGGCTTCCCAACTGGAGGGGCACGCCCTCACCTATCTCCTACCTGTTGCGATCCAGCAAGGGGTGAATGAATCCCGCCCCTACCGGGTGGACCTTGTGGCTCAGTCAGACCTCGTCCGTGCCCGCTACCAATGAATTCACCCGTCTACTCATTCAACGGGGGAGAGATCTCCCGCCGATTGTGGGGTCGCTCCGACCTACCACGGTATCTCTCCAGCGTCGATGAACTGACCAACTTACTGACGCTGCCTTACGGTGGCATCACCCGTCGTCCCGGCATGGAACACATTGCCGAGTGGGACAACGACAACGTGCGCCTACTCGACTTCCGCTATTCTGCCGGGACCGCATTCATCATCGCATTCGGTGACCTCAAGGTCAGGTTCTACGCTAACGGGGTTCCTGTCCTTAGTGGCGGCATCCCGCTTGAACTGGTCTCGCTTTACCCGGCAGATGACCTCGACGACATTCGTGCCGAGCAGATTCTGGATGCGGTCTACCTGACCCACCCACGCTACCCGCAGCAGAGACTCTTCCGGGTGACGGACACCAACTGGACGCTGACCGCAATGACGATCGACTCCTATCCGTTCATGGATGCGAATGCGACTGCCACGACCATCACCCCGAGTGCAGCCACTGGTGCCATCACACTGACTGCATCGGCAGCGACGTTCCTGTCTACGCACGTTGGCAGCCGGTTCGCCATCAGTCACACCCGGGCGACTAACACTTTCTCCATCAACATCACCGCAACCGGCACGTCATCCACTCCGATCGTCCAGGGTGACTACACCTTCCGCACGACGGGTGTGTGGGCTGCCACGATTGCGCTTGAGGCATCCTACGACAACGGGGCAACGTGGACGACCCTCGGGTCGTGGGTCAGGGTGAGTGATGCAAACCTTGAGGTGAACGGGTTCTCTGCGTCCACCATCAGGCTCAGAGTCAACATCACGGCATGGACCTCATGCACGGGGACTCCGATTGCCTATCTCGACACCAAGAACCCTATCGTGACTGGCGTGGTCGTGGTCACCGGATTCACCTCCTCGACCGTCGTCAACGCAACGGTGGAGAGTCAATTGCAGACCACGAGTGCTACGTCCAACTGGGCAGAGGGTTCGTGGAATGCGAGGAACGGGTATCCTCGGCAGGTCATCCTGCACGACGGGCGACTCTATTTCGCCGGGACGGTATCGGAACCGCTGACCTACTGGGGCAGCGAGGTTGACAACTTCGGTGCGTTCGGTCGCTTCCCTGGTGCCTCTGCCCTTGGCATCAGACGTCAGCTATACTCACCGACTGCGGACCAGATCCAGTGGTTGGCATCCCGCAACGGTGCCCTGATCATCGGCACCGCCGGTGATGAGTGGGTGGTGCAATACGAGGGTGATCCCGTCAATGCCAGTGCCCGCCGGTCCAGTTCCTACGGATCGAATGCCGTGGGTGTGGTAGAACTCAATGACAGCCTGCTGTTCGTCGAGCGTCGTGGTCGCAGGGTCAGGGATTACATCGGTCTCGACACCACAAACGACGACCTCGCACGAGATCCCTATGCCGCCGATGACCTGACACTGGTCGCAGAACACATCACCCGGCTGGGGATCGATCAGATGGCAATCTCGAAAGAACCTGACCCTGTTCTCTGGTGCATCGTCGGTGGGAACCTGATCGGTCTCAACTACGACCGGACCCAGAGCGTGATAGGGTGGCACCGGCACACCACTGAGGGCACCATTCTGAGCGTGGCAGTGATCCCGGGACCGGTCAACGATGAGATCTGGCTTGCCGTCCTTCGCGACGGCACCACGCGCATCGAGAGACTGCACCCGACCACCCCTGACCGTGCCCTGGATAACATCCCGGCAGAGTGCCTCTACTGGGACTCCGGTCTCCTGATCGTGCAATCCTCCAGCACTACCGTCTCCGGTCTCTCGCACCTCAATGGCAAGACCGTCAGCGTCATGGTGGACGGCGGCACCCACCCCACGAGGGTGGTGTCAGGGGGATCGATCACCCTGGCAAGGGCAGGCACCAAGATCGCAGTGGGGCTGCCGTTCACGTCCACGATGGAGACCCTGCCACTGATCGCGCAGACTCAGCAGGGATCGACCCGGCACTTCATTGCCAGGATCAATCAGGTGATCATCGAGGTCTACAACACGTTCGGCCTGCAATACTCGGACGCGACCAGGGAGCAGTGGTATGAATGCCAGTCTCACGCTGGAAGCAACAACCCGAATATCCCGCCACCGTTGCAGACCGGACCTCTCAAACTCACCGTTGCCGGTGGTCATGATAGGCAGCCGCGTCTGAAGTTCCGGCAGAACAACGGTCTACCCGGCACCATACTCTGCATGACCGTGAACTGGGATCAGACGGAAGCTCTGTAATTGTTGGAATTCAAGGTTGTGGGAATTCGACTCAGTGCTATGCATGGCACCGAGCTATGCCGCTTCCACTACTACTACTCGCTGGAGCAAGCATCGGTTCGTCCATTGCTGGAGGAATCGGTCAGAATGCCGCCGCAAAGAAGTCTGCCGATGCCACCCTCGCAGCAGCACTGATCGAGCGTCAGGCTGCCGAGGACAACAAGGGCATCTTCTACGAACGTGCCAGTGTGGCCGAGGCTAACGCCGCGCATGCGGAGTGGGCTGGACAGTTCCAGGCTACCCGGCTGCGGGAGCAGGCGAAGATCAACCAAGCACTGGCGGGCATCGATTACAGGGAGAACGTCAGGGCTGCCGATGTAGTCCGGCAGAATTCTGCTCGTGCCTTGCAGTTTGCCTACACCAAGGCGGCAGAGTTAGACGTCGAGGCTGGGATCAATGACAAGGCTGGGAGCGAGTCTGCATACCGGCAGTGGAGATCCGGTCAGCAGTTCCTCGGGAACCAGAGGATCAAGACCGCGCAGGCTGGGTTCGTCGAGTCCGGCACCGAGTTGGATCTGCTGGAGGAGTCCGCTGCCAATCTGGAGACCGAGCGTCTCGACATCCTCACATCGAGCGCACAAGAGTCCCGCCGCATCCGGTTCGCCGGTGAGGTGTCCCGCTACGAGGGGCACGTCGCAGCCTGGGACGGTGCAGAGCAAGAGCGGGGCATCCGGTTTAGTGCTGAGCTAGGGAAGTTCGATGCCAGGATCGATGCGTGGAACACCCGGCAGGAGGCTATCCTCGCTCTACAGAAGGGCAAGATGGATGGTTACAATCTTCGCTCTGAAGCGGAAGACCTTCGCCGCCAAGGTGACCTTGCTGCCAAGGAAGGAAGGGCCCGCTATGCCGCCGGTGTGACCGGTGCCGCAGCAACCCGCACGCAGGGACGTCTTGGTGTTGTGTCAGCGTTCGGTGATGCTGCCTACAAGGGTGCGACTTTGAGACAGGGATAATTGTTATGGCAAAAGAACGGCAACTCATCCGCATCCCTAACGGTCCCAACCCGGGCGCAGGGATCTCTCAGATCATGCCTGGGGTAGGGGACGCGCAACGTCAGGTCTCACCGGTCAAGGCTGGACGCATCCGTCTCAGCACTGCCGCCCCTGCGGGCGAGGTGCGCCAAGGCGGTGTCTTGCAGGACGGTAGTGCCCTATCCATGGCAGAACGTGCCCAGGCAGAGGCTGCCCTCTCCACAGGACGTGCTGCGGCTCAAGCAGTGGGTGCCATCGGTGAGGGTCTCTCCGCCATTGGCAAGAAAGTCCTTCATGCTCGGGAGTCCATGGAGTTGGTCGAGGCTGATCAACGCATGACCCAGGCGTGGGAGTTGCATGCCGCAGCCCTACCAGAAGATCCATCCAACTGGGATGCCGACTGGAAGCTGAAATCGGACGCAGTCAGGGCATCGATCCTCGACCCTAGCCTCAAGCGCAGCCGGTCGGTCACCCGCAAGCTGGAGCGCAACCTTACTGCCTGGGACGCAGAGACCTCGACCCGGCTGGGTTCGATGTCGATCCGGCAGAACATCGCTATCGCCAAGGTCAAGGGCAGGGCAGCCCAGGACTATGCGATCGAGAACGGTGACATGGAGAAGTTCGCCGAGGTCTCCGCTGCCATGGTGGCTGCCGGTCTATCAACGCCAGAACTGGAGGGTATCCGCATGCGTGATGCCGATGCCAAGATCGGCAAGACCGCACTCAGCCGGACGGCAGAGACCGACCCGTGGAAGGCAGAGGAGATCCTCAAGGCAGTCAAGATGCCCTGGATGACCGAGAACGATCGCTACAAGTTCGGCAAGTATATCGAGGAGCAGAAGGGCAGGGTCACCAGGGACGGCGTGGAGAATGCCACCCTGTCGCTCGACCAGTATCCTGACATGGACGAGAAGACGAAGGATGCCATGCTGGACAGCGTCAAGGGCATCACCAACGAAGCTCGGAAAGCACTCACCGATCGGTGGATGGATGGAGGCAAGATGGACTTCGAGAAGATCTATGCACTCCGCGATGATGTCACCAAGGGCATGACGGTGAATACCCCGCTCCATGAAAGGTATGCCATGGAGACCCGGATCAACTCCGAGGCACCACCGAAGATGCGTAAATACCTGATGGGTGTCCTGTCCGATTCGATGAGTGAGGGGACCGATCCGGTCCTCAAGCACGGGCATGAACTGATCAGTTCGATGGTCAAGAAGTATGCGCCACGGGCGGATGAATATGAGGCGAAGAAGTTCGAACTCCTAACACATCAAGAATATAGCGACTGGCGGGCGCAGCACAGGGACGCACCCCGCAAAGAGGGTGAGGATTTTCTTGAGTCCATGGGCATCACTATCAAGGAGGCGAAGGATTTAGATCATGCCTACAACCTGATCGGTGCCCCTGGTGTGTTCGACCGGAGCGCAGTGAAGTTCGCCACCCCTGACGGACAGACCCGAGGGTTCGACACCCTACTCCCTACCACTCCACCACCGTGGACGAAATTTAAGGCTTATCCTACCCAAGACAAATGACCCCGCCCACCTACACTGACCCGAGAGAAAACGTCAACAAGAGTGCCGCCCGAGTGGTGGCACCCCTGGAATGGGACGACATCCGTGGGGGAGATGCTTACCAGAAGGGTGATGCCGCAGCACGCATGGCACTACTAACCTCTTACGCTGGTC